TCACAAACGCTAACTTAGCAAATCCTACAACTACTTTAGGTTCATCTACATTAACATTAGGTGCAACTACAACTGACATTGCAGGATTAACTTCTTTAGTTGTTGATAGTATTACTATTAACGGTGCTACTATGTCAACAAGTGCTGGTAATACTGATATTGTTATGTCGCCTCACGGCACAGGAACAGTTACAGTACCAAGTGGTTACGAAGATAGAGCAGGATTTACAACTAACTCATTAGCAAACAAAGCTTATGTTGACCAAGTTGCACAAGGTCTTGACGCTAAACCATCTGCTAGAGTTGCTACAACAGCAAACTTATCGGCAACTTACTCAAACGGTACTGCTGGTGTAGGTGCAACATTAACAAATTCTGGCACACAAGCTGCTTTTGCAGTTGATGGTGTAACACCAAGTGCTGGCGATAGAGTTTTAGTTAAAGACCAAACAGCAGCTGCTCAAAACGGTATCTATGTAGTAACTACAGTTGGTGATGGTTCATCAAATTGGGTTTTAACAAGAGCAACTCCTGAAGACCAACCATCAGAATTATCAGGTGGTTCATTTATCTTTGTAGAAGAAGGTACTGCTAACGGAGATAACGGTTATGTATTTACTCACACAGGCGCTCCTACTTTTGGTACAACTGCTTTAGATGTAACACAATTCTCTGGCGCAGGTCAAATTAATGCAGGTGCAGCTTTAAGTAAAACAGGTAATCAATTAGATGTTGAAGTTGATGATTCATCTATTGAAGTTAACGCAGACGCATTAAGAGTTAAAGCATTAGGTATTACTAACTCTATGTTAGCAGGTAGTATTGACGGTGCTAAGATTGAAAACTTTACATTTACAGACGAAGGCTCTTCACAAGGTGCAGTTCAAATCGGTAACCCTATGGAGTTTTTAGCAGGCGAAGGTATTAATACAGTCGCTTCATCAAACACTTTAACAATTGCAGGTGAATTAGCAAGTACATCAAATATTGGTGTTGCTAAATTTACTTCAGATAATTTTGATGTTACATCTGGTGATGTCTCTATTATTACAGTTGATGGAGGTTCATTCTAATGAAACTATGGTCAAAAATTAAAAGTTGGATTGTTAATCCTTACATGAAACCATTAAAATTAAAAAAAGAATGGGAAATAGATTTAAAAGGATTAAAAAGTAAAACTAAAAAACAATTAGAAAAATTAGGTAGAAAAGTTGGTGTTGAATTAGACAGACGACTTACTAAAGACAAATTAATTAAAGCGATTAAGAAACATATTAAATAATGGCAACGGTAATAAAACCAAAAAGAAGTGAAACGGCATTAGCTATACCAGCTGCTAACGCATTAGCAGTAGGTGAGTTAGCAATGAATGTTACAGATGGTAAGTTTTATACTAAAACATCTGGTAATGTAGTTAAAGAATTGGGTGGTGCAGGTTCGGTATCTTTACAAGATGTTGTAACAAATGGTGCTACTTCAAACCAAGATATTCTTTTAGATGGTGCAAATTTAATCTTTGAAGGTTTTTTAGCAAACGCTTACGAAACAACTTTAACGGCTGCAGAACCAACAGCTGATAGAACAATTACTTTACCAAATGTTACTGGTACTGTAATTACAACAGGAAATTTAACAGTAGATGGCAGTACAACAGGTGATGTACTTGTTGGTGAGGGTGACGCCCTTGCATATGCTATCGTATTTGGAAGTTAGAAAATATGGCAAGTGCATTTAAAAACGCAGGTATGACAGTTGTTACAACTGATACTTCTAGTGCTAATTTATATACAGCACCAAGTGGCGGACAAGCAGTTATTCACGCATTATATATCTCAAATAAAAGTGCTACAAACTTTGGTAATGTTGATGTCAAAGTAACAACAGACGGTGGTTCAACTTTTCATCATGTAGCAAAATCTGTACAAATAGAACCAGAAAATACTTTAATTCTTGATAAACCACTTAATTTAGAATCAAATGATATATTAAGAGTTGTTGGTGAATTAAATGCCGATTCGTCTCAACCAGATATGGAAGCATATGTGGCTATTTTAGAAGTTACATAATAAAAGTATTATAAATAGTATTTAAGGAGTAAGTAATGGCGTATCTAGTAGATAAAAAAGCAGAGAATGGTATCTTTAGTGGTGCTCAGTCTGCCTTTCATGGTCTAAAAGTTGAAAGACGAACATTTGCTAATGACGGTCAAGTAGATGAAGGCATACTTACTTACACAAAGGCTTTTATGTCGGATCCAAATGTCGCTATTACTTTAGCTGACTATGGTACACCGTACAATGGTATTGATGACGCTAATAGTGGTGACGCAAACCAATATAATAGAACATTAATATCAAACCAAGGAACAGAATTAGCTGATGGTAGAACACCAAGCTCAAGAGCATATGACGGTGTTCGTTTTGATAACAACAAGTTAACATATTATATGAATGCTGACGGATTTCTAGTCGCTAGATATTTTGAAGAGTTTACATATAATAGTGGTGCAACAGGAAACACAAGGAACTATACAACATAGGATAACAAATGGCAGATTTCGTATTAGGGAGAATTAAATTTGTTTGGAAAGGCGCATGGGCAGCTTCAACTTCCTATATCGCTGATGATGTTGTAAGATATGGTGGTAATGCTTTTATAGCACTTGCGAACCACACATCTTCAGCATTATTTGAAACAGACTTAGCAGCCAACCCTTCAAAATGGCAAAAAATGGTTGGCGGTGTAGATTACAAAGCTGACCACGCAGACGCAACTTATTATAAAGTAGATGATATCGTTAAGTACGGTCCAACATTATGGGTATGTACAACGGCTCACCAATCATCTTCAGCAGTTTTAGATACAACAAAATTTTCAGTATTTTTACCAGGTCTTGAATTTGAAGATTCATGGGCAAGTGGTACACAATATCAACAAGGTGATATCGTAACTTACGGTGGTTATCAATATGTTGCAGAAAGAAATAACATAGGTCAAACTCCTGTTGATTCAGGTGCCGATTGGGAAGTAATTACAACTGGTTACAGTATGCTAGGTACATGGGCTGCCGGTACTGCTTACAAAACTGGTGAAGTTGTCCAATACGGTGGTAACACATATGTTTATAAAGTAAGTTCAGCTGCTGGTACATTACCAACAGATAATACTAAAGCAGATTTATTAGTAGAAGGTGTTTCTCATCAAGGTACATATAGTGCTGGTACTGCTTACAAAGTTGGTCAAACAGTAATTTTTTCAAACTCTACTTACAGAGCAAAAATAGATACTTCAGCAGGTCAAGGTCCTACTGATGGTACAGATAATACTCAATGGGCTCTTTATGTTAAAGGTGCGCCATCTGGTGTATTCACTACACAAGGTGACATTGTACAACAAGGTTCTGCTGGACCTGAAAGACTACCAATTGGTAGACAAGGTGATAGATTAAGAGTTAACGCTGCTGGTACAGGATTAGAATATTTTACTCCAACTTCAGGCAATGCTTTTTTCGTTTCGCCAGAAGGTGCAGACACAAATCCAGGAACAGAGACATTACCTTTTAGAACAATTAAAAAGGCATGTCAAACAGCAGGTTCAAATGGTATTTCAACAATTTCAAACATAGCAGGTGGTACAGGCGGAACACCGGGTACTTACAGAAATGTAGCAATTACTGGTGGTTCATCTTCAGGTGCAACTGCTGATGTAATTGTAGATGGTTCTTCTACACCTACTATTAATATTATTAACAACGGTACAAACTTTTCTGAAGGAAATACTGCTACGATTGCAAAAGCAAATGTTGGTAACTCTACAGCAGATATCACATTTACAGTTGAAACAATTGCAGGTGGTGATTCAATTCACATTCAGCCAGGTACTTTTGAAGAAGTTTTTCCAATTAGAGTTCCACCACAAGTTACAATTTTTGGTGACTCATTAAGAGGAACAAAATTAGAACCAGCTGCTGGTTCTTCAACTTCAGTTGCTACAGTTAACAACATTGGTGCTAATGACGCTTCAAGAACACCAGGTACATACACAAATGTTTTAGCAACAGCAACAAGTGGTACAGGTCAAGGTTTAAGAGTTACAGTTGTTGTTGATGGTTCATCAGCGATTACAGTAACACCAACTCATGGCGGTTGTTACTTTGCAGTAGGCGATACATTATCAATTGCAGATAACTTATTAGGTAACGGTGGCGGAGCTGCGTTAACTTGTACAGTTGCTACAGTTCACAATAACAATGCAACTTCTATGTTCCTTGTTAACAACGCTAACTACATTTCATTTATGACAATGCAAGGTATGACAACAGGTGCAAGTGTTGTTTCACTTGACCCTAGTGGTTCAATTACAACTGCTTCACCTTATATTCATAACTGTACATCTGTCAACACAGGTACAATTGGTATGAACATTGATGGTAATGCTCATACAGCAGGTAATAAATCAATGGTTGCCAATGACTTTACTCAAATTAACACAGACGGTAGAGGTGTTTCAGTTATCAACGGTGGTCGTGCTGAGTTAGTATCAGTCTTTACATATTATTGTGATAAAGGATTAAACGCAGAATCAGGTGGTGTTATTCGTGCCCTTAACTGTTCAAACGCATACGGAGAATACGGTGCTTTTGCTGACGGTGTAAGTGCAAGTGAAACTCCTGATGAAGTACAATTAAGAGGTGGTCAAATCCGTTTCCAAAATTTACAAGGAAACATTGCTACTGCTACAGTTGCTGAAGGAGACACTTTAACAGGTGCTGTTTCAGGTGCAACAGCAACAGCAATTGATGTTGTACAATCAACTAGAAAATTAAAAGTTGAAGGTGGTAACGGAAGATTATTCTCACCAGGAGAAACTGTCAATGTTACTGGTGGTTCTTCATATAACTTTAAAATTTCAACAACTGCTTCAGACTTAACAGACGCTGCTACAAAAACAATTACAGGTGCAACACAGGCTAATCCAGTTGTGATAACTTCAAACTCACACGGATTAAATAACGGTAACAAAATTGTTATCTCTGGTGTTGTAGGTATGACAGAGTTAAATGGTAATACTTACTATGTACAAAATGCTACAACTAACACATTTAGTTTATCATCA